GCGACAAAAGTCCAGGGATACGGTAGAGAATCTATCGTGCGTTTATGGAAACGGTACGGCTTTGAGCCACGAACTACTTTAGTGGAAGTACAACTATGAGATACGATCACTTTTCGATGCTGCCCGAACGGGCTTTTCAGAAGCGCCCTTTTGGCGGCATGACGTTAGAAGGCGGCAGCGGTGGTGGCGGTGGTGGTCACACAACCAGCACGGTCACGCAATCTTCAATTCCTGATTGGCTGAGACCTCAGACCGAAGCGCTCTTGGGTGCTGCGACGCAAGAGACTTTCCAAACAGAAAGAGGCCCAGACGGCACATACAACATTACAGGCGTCAAACCGTTTACACCCTATAGTGCCGATCCCCGTGACTACTTTGCGCCGTTTAGTCCAATGCAGCAGCAGGCAATGTACGAAACCGGAATGATGCAGCGGCCTGGTGGCTTTGGTGCTGGCCAAGGAATGGTTGGCGCTGCGGGTATGGGTGGCTACGGGACTGCGGCAGATGCGGCTCAATACGGTCAACTCGGTGCTGGCTACGGAATGATGGGCGCTGGCATGGCTCCCGAAGCACAACTCTATGGCCGGACCGCAGCAGACATTGGTGGTATGGGCCTACGTGCTGAAGAACTTGGTAGGGATATTGGTCAAGAGGCGCGTGGATATGCTCGGCAGGCAGCAGATATGGGCAGTCTGTATGAGCAAATGGCTACAGACCCACGGTCTATCCAAGCCTATATGTCTCCCTACCAACAGCGGGTGACAGAAGTTACTAAACGCAAAGCTATTGATGACGCCCAACGTGCTCAACTCGGCCAGAACTTAGGCTCGGTTCGCACAGGTACATACGGCGGTGCCCGACAGGCGCTTCTTCAAGGACAGCGTGAGGCCGGGTTACAACAACAGCTTAGTGACATTGAAGCTCAAGGACTTCAAAGAGCGTTTGAACAAGCACAACAAGCACAGCAGTTCGGTGTTACTACGGGACTACAGGGGCTTCAAGGAGCGCAATCAGGGCTTGGGACAGCACTTTCTGGTGGTCAACTTGGCCTTGCGGGTATCGGCCAGGCGATGGCTGGGCAAGAGGCTGGTATGCGTGGTCTTAGTCAGGCCGGTCAACTCTATGGTCTGGGTATGCAAGGGGCAGGCGTCGGACTTCAAGGTGTATCTGGTGCACAGGCTGGCTACGGACTTATGGGCCAGATGGGTCGTTCACTTGCAGATATTGCTCAGCAGCAACAGGCAGCAGACATTGCGCGGTTACAGTTCCAAGAGGCGATGGGCGGCAAGAGCCAAGAGCAACAGCAGCAGATCATCAACCAGGCTATCCAGAACTATGCGATGGCCCAAGAAAATCCGCAGCAACGACTGGCAGCGTACAACGCTCTGTTACGTGGTTATCAAACTCCGGTCACTACGGTCTCTCAGTATCAGGCAGCGCCAAGCCCTGTGTCTCAACTAGCAGGTCTAGGTCTGACAGGTGCAGCGGCGTATGGTCTGGCCTCGGGTAAGAAAAAAGGTGGAAAGATCGAGGAAGGAATTGATACCCTAGCCCTTCAAAAAGCTATGAAAAAGGTGGCAGCATGATCGGAAGCGCTCTTAGCCGTCTGGACACGGCAGAAAAGCTCAGCATCCCCCAGCTACAGCAGGCCATTCAATCTGGGACTATCCCGGCCTACATGGGCGTACCTCTCTTAGAAGAGAAGATCGCCTTTGAGCAGCGGATGCGTTCAGCCGCAGCAGCCCGTATGGCACAAGGACAGCAGCCTACGATTGCTGAGCAGGTCATGGACCAGGCGCAGATGGCCGATCAACAAATGATGGATGAGGGTGGCATAGATCAGCTTCCCATAGAGGCACCAGAGTTTGCTGGTGGTGGCATCGTGGCGTTTGAAGACGGTGGCCAGGTACAGCGGTTCCAGAACCAGGGGCTGGTAGACGAAGGGTTCACCCCGCCGCAGCGAGGATTCCTGGGAACCATTTTTGGTCCATCTGCCGGCATGATTTCCCGTGAAGAGATTGTGCGTGAACTGACCGGTCCAGAGCTTCAAGAGTTCAACCGCACTGGTCAATTGCCGGCCAGGTTACGCGGCAAAGTCGGGGATATGACGATTGCAGCTCCTAGTGGTGCTCGGGATGAAGGTATTGCAGCAGCCGCACCCGTTGCCCCAAGAGTAGCGGCGCAGCCTCAAGAACCAAGAACAGATCTTCGTGCTCCGGTACAAATGGTTGGTGGGCGTCCAGTGCCTATTGATGTAAATACAGGAAAAGAGCTTGGTATTGCTCCCGACATGGATGAAGAAAAGCCCAAGGTCGCAGCAGAAACCAAGCCGCAAGACTATACGTCCAGGGTTAACACTTTGTTTGAGCAGTTCTACGGTGGCAAAGATAAAGAACCGACGAAGCCTGGCGATGCTAAATCGTACTTACAAGCGACTGAAACATTCTTCCGTGATGCTGGGGTGAATCTTAATTTGGCAGCTCAGCAAGCAGCAGAGATTGCTAAGGAGAAAGAGTCTTTAAGCAAGGACAAGTCTGAGGCAGCAAATTTCCGATTGATAGAAGCTGGCCTGGCGATCATGGGCGGTACATCCCCGAATGCGTTTGAGAACATCGGCAAGGGTGCATCTAAGGCAATGCAGGGATATGTTGATGACATCAAGGGCCTGAAGAAGACTGAGAAGGAACTCAACGCAGCAGCCCGGCAACTGGCGGTCACTCAGAACCAGATGCGGATGGGTGTGGCCCAGGCCGGCAAAGCTGACTACGAAAAAGATCTCAAACGTTACGAAGATGCTGTCCAGCGAAATCAGGACAAAAAAGCTGATCTATTCAAGACCATCCTTCAGGATGACCGTGCGAGAGAGGTTGTCAAAGCGCAGATGCAACGTGCGCCATCAATCGGTGAATTGGCTCGGGCTGACTACTTAAGTAGTGACCCAAAGAGACAACAGTTTGCGAGAGAATATCTTGGCCAAACAAAAACCGGTGCTCCTACGCCTGCGATGCTAATAAAAGAATTTAATGACATGAAGATAATTGATCGTAAGAGATTGGAAAAACAAGGCATTACAACCGCTGAACAGTACGTTCGTTATCAAATGTCCGGCGGTGAATCGGGTGGTTCGTCGCAGCAAAAGTTTGATTGGAATCAAATTAAATAAGGTGACTTGCTATGCCTTACACCATTCGTTTGCCTGATGGCAAGCTGGTTGAAAATATCCCGGACGAGATTACGCCACAGGAAGCGAAGCAACGAATCATCAAGGCTTTTCCTCAGTACGCTCCGCCTGAAAGCGCTTTTCGACAAGTAGCTGACATTCCTCTCCAGATAGGCCGTGGTGCTGTATCTGGTGTGCGGATGATTGCCGATGCGTTTGGTGCAGATAACCCGGCATCTGAAGCTCTCCGTGGAGCAGAAGACTACATTGGTAGTCTGCTCTCAGCACAGGCCAAGAAAGATCAACAAGAAATTGCCCGGATTCTAAAAGACGCTGAAGACAAGGGCGTCTTGGATCAGGTCAAGGCTGGCTTCCAGGCGCTCACTGTAGCTCCGATAGATACCCTGTCTCAGTTCTTAGGAACCGCAGCTCCTACTATAGTCACGGGTCTTGGCGGCGCTATGCTCAAGCTCGGTGCTACGGGGATTGGTGCTATGCAGGCTGGTACTGGTGCCGCTATGGGTGCCGGTCTTGCCAAAGGAAACATCTACGAGGTGGTCAAAGACGAGCTGGTGAAGTCCGGCGTCGATGAGAAGACCGCTGAAGATCGTGCTCGCCAAGCCCAAGAATACGGTGGTGAGAACCTGGACCAGATCCTGTTAAGTGCTGGCCTAGGTGGTGTGGCCGCGCTTGGTCCGCTTGAAAGAATCTTTGCCCGTGCTCCAGCTATTCCGGCAGATGTAGCCGCCAAGAATATGTTTGGCCGGGCAGTGCAGGGTGGCATCATCGAGGGCACGCCAGAAGCAGCTCAGGCATTCCAAGAGCAGGTAGCCCAGAACATTGCTCTCCAGCGAGAAGGGTTTGATGTCCCGACATTCCGTGGCGCGGTGGCCAACGCAACGCTTGAAGGCCTGGCCGGGTTTGGTATTGGTGCTCCTATCGGCATGTTCTCCAAGCCGCCAACACCAGAAGCTGCGGCAGCAGAGACTCCTCCAGGAGCAGAACCGCCCCTGGCACTACCGCCCCCATCTCCACCGGAAGGCCCAACTGGCCCAGGTGGTCCTCCGGGATTGCCGCAGCTAGGTGGCCCGTCTCCTACATTGCCCCTGTTGCCTGGCATGGCCCCAAGCCAGTTCATCGTTGGCGATCAAATGGTCCGCCCCCAGGAGCAGCCTGAACCAATAGTTCGTGGGCCAGAAGAGCAACCGCCCACAGCAATCGAGGAACCCACGCCCCCGACAGAACCGCCTCCCACAGCGCCGGCAGCAGAGCCTGTTGATGAGATTGCGGTTCTGAACGACCAGCTCAAGAAGATTGAGATGAGAAGGATGGATCCCACCCTTTCTCCCAATGATCCAATCTTTGAACAACTGGACGCTACCGAACAAAGCATTCGTAGAAAGCTATTGAGCTTATCTGGTTCACCTGAACCACTTGACAAAGCAACGACCCCAGCTCCGGTTATTACACCTCCTGTTACTCCTCCTGCCGCTGTTGCGCCTGCTGTCACTCCTCCTGTTGTGCCTCCCGCAGCGCCACCGGTTACACCACCAGTCATTACGCCGCCGGTCATTACGACGGGCGAGTTGCCAGAAGTCAAGGACCCCAAAGACTTACAAAACAGTATTAACCGTACCAGGCAAGAACTAAAACGTGCTCAAACAGCATTTAAAAAAGGTCAGGTTGGACAATCAGCGGTTGATACCGCTCAGTCTCGTCTTGACTCTTTAGAAGCACAATTAGAGCAATTGAAACAAGCTCCCAAGAAGATGCCGCCCAAGTTTCGGGATGCTCAGGGAAATACTTGGACTGGCACTGGTATTCAACCAAAGTGGCTTACCAACGCCGTCAATTCAGGTCGGTATTTAGATGAATTTCAGATCATGCCGGAGCTTGGCAATAAATCCTCTGACGAGGTTGCCGGTCCTCAAGAGTTCCCATTGATAGTGCCAGATGTAGAACGCAGCGAATTAGAAGCACGGATTCAACAGAAAGAAAAAGAGATCCGCAAACTTCAGCGCCCGACTGGTTCAGACAATCTGTTTACCGTTTTGGATAAAAAGTTTCCCAAGGGCTACTTTGCTTCACAAAATATTGATTTATCTCCGCAGCTTAGGAATCGGCTTGAGTCTGCTGAAGGCACGGCAGATCTAACCAATATGATTAGCCAGGGGATGCTTGATAGATTTCTTCCAGAAAATATGCAATTGGAAGATGCGGCATCCGATCCATCCATTCAGTTGGACATGACCAATGCAGCGGTCGATTTAATTATTGATAAGTTGGAAAGCGATTCGCCCTTATCAGAGGATACGTTCAACAGACTTCGTTTCTTAAACCTGGACATAGAAACACTTGAAAGGGAATTAAACCTTGAAGATGTCAACAAAGAACTCAACCAGGTCGCCGATGAAGAAAGAGCAGTTGCTCAAGAAGCTGAGGCTCTTGCCATTGAACAACAGGAAAGAGGTCCTGCTGTACCTACGGGACCGCCTGAGTTCGCGCTCCAAGGCGAAACCCTAGAAGAAGCCAAGGCCAGGACTGAACGGGCCGAAGCTGACCGTGAGGCATTTGAACGCAAGCGAGCAGCGGACCTGGAGCGGGAGGTATTCCGTCTACAGCCCACCCCGTCTGCACCAGCTCCTGCTGCAACCACCGGGGATCTGTTTGGTGCCGCTGGCATGGCAGATCAACCGGCCCGTAAGCCTACGGTAGCAGCAGCTCCAACACCGATTGAGGAAGCAGCCGAACAAGTCCCAATCATTGATGAAGAGTCTGCCAAAGGGACCATCAAGACTTACGCGACAGACATGCGCTTTGGTTCTCCCAGTACATCAACGGTAAGTTATGACGATGCCAAGAACGAACTTACGTATGTTGAGACCTGGAAGAGCAACCTCACTATTCCGCGCAATGAATTTGACGAGCTTGTATCCGGGGCAAAGAGATCGGACTCGGCCACCGGAAGTATCTATTCAATTCTCATAGAGGACACGCCGACCAAGTCGGTGGTCATGACATTTAATGCTCGGTCGCTGACGCCCACGCAGAAGATGGTTGATGTGTTCATGCAGGTTGAAGAGACGACTCTTGAGAAACCTGAGCGTACATATGAACAAGATCTTGAGTTTCGCTTTAAGTCCAAGGGACTCGATGACCCGGATCTATCAAAGAAAATTCAAGATGCTCGGGGTATAGGTAAGCCAGTGGCCGACGCCTATGTTCGGGCCATAAAAGACGAGATGACGGCTCTGGTTAATTGGACCTATGGCAAGGGAACCGAGGAACAGTTTGCCAAGGCTGTACAAGAAACCCGCAAGATTGAAAATCGCATCGATGCTATCGAGAAGCGCCAAGAAGCCAAAGCGCCCAAGATCAAAGAACCAGAGGCCAAGAAAGAAGAGGCGCAGCCTGCTAAGACGCCATCTCAGTTTTATCAAGAAATGCTGCCCGCAGCAGGATTTAAACGACTGGATCGAGATGATCCGCGAACCTACAAAACCAAGTCTGGAGAACCCGTCTTAACGTTTGAGCGAGACGGCGTCCGTGTGGCAGTAAAGTCCAACACGCAACTCTATGCTGATGCCCGTGGCGTTGGTATGTATGACGCCCAAGGAACAGACTTGCTCATTTATTCTTTGCTTGTTGACGAGGCGGCAAGAAAGCAAGGTAAAGCGACCAAGGCGATGCAAGACATTCTTGGTATGGCTGACGAGGCTGGCATGACCACCTATATCGAGCCCGTGCAGGTTACCAAAGATGTTGGTATGTCCACGGCGCAGCTTAAGGAGTTTTACAAACGATTTGGTTTTGAGCCCCAAAAGACAGAGCCGGCTACTGACCGAGTAATGATTCGCAAGCCTGGCGCAAAGATTGAGGTTAAGGCGCCTGTAATACTGAAACCATCTGAGCCGATTGCAAGAGCGTATAACGAAGCCAGCAGATTTATCTACGGTAAGTCATGGACCAACTCTCTAAACAATCAGCACCGGGCGCGTTTGCTGTCTAAGCTGAAAGCAGAGGGCTATACCCAGGAAGATGCTCAAGATCTGATTGATAGGGCCGTTAGGGTTCAAGCCAATCGTCAGATGCCATTGGATTTCTTGCAACTGCGGGATCTTCAAGATGCCGGGAGGGATCTCAAACTCCAAGAGGTTCCTGGTAAAAAAGAACTAGAAGCCAAGAAAGAAAAAGAAAAGATAGGCGTTGTTTCGTCGCCGCAGCAAATTAAAGATGAAACAAATTTTGTTGATACCACGGTTAAAAATCAAATAGAACAAATGGCCAACGATTTTATGGTTGGCGATCAGGTTCGATTTGGAAACAATCCTGGGGTAGTTCTTGGATTGGAAGGTGACTATGTTCGATTTAGACCGGACGCAGCAACATCACCCAGAGCTTATCAACGAGTGTTGAAATCGTCATTGACTTTTGTGGCGCGTCCAGACGTTTCTGGCACATCTGCCTACTCAAAAGATCAGGATAATAAATTTGGCGAGGAAGCTGGGCAGCTTAATGCCGACATGGGCAACCTAATCCAGTTATTGGGCGCAAACATGTACGCTTCTAATCTGGCGGATGTGTCTGTAAAAGAGTTGTTGCAAAACGCCTTTGATGCAGTCAAAGGGGCTGTGTCAAGCAAGAAAGCTGCATCGCTATACAAATCGGGATTGATTGAAATTTCCATCAATAGAAACGACCGCACCATTACTATCAAAGACAATGCCCGTGGTATGACGCCTCAGATTGTGCGTGATGCGTTTTTCACGGTGGCAGGTTCCGAGAAATCTGATCTTGATCCAAGTGAGCGTAGCGGCGGTCTAGGCCTAGCAAAGATGGGTTTTATGTTGGGCTCTGACAGGTTGAAATTAGATACTGTGCGCGACGGTGTGCGTGTAACTGTAGACACCACGGCTAAAGACATTGCTAACAATGACTTCAAAATTGTCAAGTCGCCGGCTCCAAAAGGTGAGCATGGGACCACTGTTACGGTACAGATCCCGGAAAAATACATAGATCCAAAAACTGGCGATGCCAAGGAAATTTGGTTTCCTTTCAGCATAGACTACATTGACCCTTTGAATAAACCGTTAATCGGGCCAGTTGAAGTCAAAGTATCAATGACCGCTTACGGAGACACTACCAAGAAAACACTCCCGGTAGGCGTAAATTTCCCTGAAGATAAGTTTCAAAAATTCAAAGCCAACTTTGAGTGGGGATCAGCTGACATTTATTTTGGCGTAGAGCGCAAATTACGTGGAGCTGAGCACAGGGTTTTATCGAGCGGCGTATATCAATTTGATGAGCGTTTTGCGGTTAACAAGGAGCCCATTCCTTACGACATCATCATTAATGTAAAACCAAATGTTGATGCTCGCCACCCGGACTATCCATTTGAAAATAGTCGTGAAAGATTTAAAGGCAGGCTCAAAAAAGACATTGAGTCAATGACTTCGTATCTTGGTCAGATTTCGCGTGGATATGAAGCTGCCGGTCTACAAGAATCGTTCAAGGGTATTGTGTCCATGCCGCGCGTGGAAGCCGGCGCAGAAATTGCTGGCGTTGCCGAAAAACTTAAGAAGACATTCGGAACCCAAGGGGCTGAGGCACCTGCGGAGCTTAAACCGTTGCCAAAAGAAGTGAGCATCACCCCAGATGCGGTGACTGATGCGATCACCAAACAAGTTCTATTAAAGATCGAGAAGACTGCCGAGAAAGAGAAGGAGTCTACGTTTGCGGGAGAAAAGGCCCCCAAAGCCCAAGATTTTCTAATCGACCTTAAACAGGACCCCAGCCTTCCTATTTTCCACAACAACACGAACGTGGACTATTTGGAGATTGGTAGAAACTTTGGTGAGCCAGAAAAGTTCTTTGCCGAGCTCGGGACGCTTATTGTTGAGATGAAAGAAGATCTCGCCAAAAGCGGAATTTATGGTTATGAGGTTTTGGCCCCCGACAATTTATTCTTTGGTGGCGTATCCATTGATAAGGAATACGGTGGTCTCCATTTGAAGGTGCCATATAAGGCAATCTTCGTGAACCCATTCTATGATTGGGGTGCTCGCACGTTGTTTGGCGTTCGCCAAAACTTGTTGAACACCATGATTCATGAACTAGCTCACACAGGATCGATGGATCACGGTGTTGCCCACAACAACCAAATGATTAAAGTCGAACAGTACCTTGCGGATGAGGGACTGATTGATTATTACCGGGACGCACTGCTTGATATGTTGCGTCGTCATGAATCCGCTTTCACCGCTATGAGAGAGGCGTATGGACAATCTACAACAAGAAACACTGCGAAGTCTCTTGAGGCTTACCAAAAAGACACCGGAGCCCCATCGGCTAGAGGAGGTACAGGCCGCGCTGAATACCCGCTTACAGCTTTATCAAAACGAGAACGACAAGGAAGGGGCGCTGGTGTATCAGAGGCTCAAACCGTTGGTCGAAAAGGCGAAGTCAGCGCAGGAGCTGGAGAAGCTGGTGTCGTAACAAAAGCTAAAGATACTGGCGTTCTTTACAACGTTGAACCTGAAGACAAAGAGCGAGAAAAGAATTTCCTTCGTAGGTTGTTTGAAACCGACAGGGCAAAGAGAGAGGTGGAGCGGCAAGAGAAGATCGCTTACTACTCATCTATTCGTCGCAAAGAGGTCCAGCTGCAAAAGCGCATCCGTGACTACGGGTCCAGCTTAGATACGCAACGGCAGCTCAACAATCTAAACCAGCTTGCCAAAGAGCTTAAAGAAGATATAGATCTCGACAAGCCACGGGTCTACACCGCTGAAAACTTCTTGCGCCAGGCGCGGGCAGCGCTTGACGGCAGAACGCCGTACAAAGAATCTGTCATCAGCGAAGAGGTCTTTGCAACCATTCAGGCTATGTACAACGAAGACCCAAGGCTGCTTGAAGGTCTGCGTCTTTCTATCAAGCCAGAGTTCACGCCCGATGAACGGTTGTTGCGTAAGGCCTACGGCATTCCAATGTCTCTTGGATCGTTCAATCCATTTCAAAGATTGGTCAGTCTGTACACCGATACCAAAGGAGTCGTAGATCCAACCACGATCCGGCATGAGATAACCCATAGCCTAGAGCAAATGATGACCGGCCCGCAGCGGCAGGCCCTTCTCAAGTCTTATTTTGCGGCTGTAGAAAAGGCCGTGAAGAAACACAAGGACGCCAGGTCACAAGAGTTCTTTGACAAACTTACGACGTTCCTAAATGACCCAAGTGAAAAAAATCAGATAGCGCTGAACAAGGCATTACCGTCCTACGACTTCTATCAGTACACCAACCCGTCAGAGTATTGGGCTGTCAATGCTGAGAAGCTGATGGCATCGCGGCTTGGTACTCCCTGGGATCGGTTCAAGAAGTCTGCTCGGGGAATGTTTGAAAAACTGAAAGATCTGTTTGGGTTCGACAACCGGTATGTTGTTCATAAAGTCTTTGACAACATCATGAGTGGGTCGAAAGAGCGGTTGACCAAAAAGACGCTGGCTGACTTCGTTAAGTCCGATGGTCAGACATTTGAGTTTTTGCAGAACATTGATCCAGACGCAGACTTGATTGCCAAATACAACCGGTCTGATACACCGATGCTTGACTCTGCCCCCATGAAGCGGCTGATGATCAACGCGGTGCAGTTTGCCAAAGACTCCTACCAGGAGATGGCCAACAGCCCAACCGAGGCGCTCCGGATGATGTTCAATTCGCTCAACCGTGGCGTCATGTATCTCCGCAATAAGAACATTTGGTTTGGATCTGGGCTAAACGAGGCTGACCGCATCAAGTACAACGGTGAGGTCCGTACCGCTGAAGGTCTGGCTACAGCATCCCTGGCGCTCGACAACATGCTGCGCGGTGGAAACATTGCTACCCAGGCCCTGTTCCTTGGTGGCGTCGAGTACAACCCCAAGACCCTGACATACACCGCCGTCCGTAAAGAGAAGAACATGACCAAGGTCTATGAGGCCGAGGCAGCAATTAAGAAGCGGATTGGTGAGCAGCTAGGTACGAACATCATCCAGGGGTACCTGGAGGCCAAGCGGTCCCGTAGCATCAAGAATGAGGTTGTGACCCGCAAAGAGATGTTTGACTCGGTGACGGAAACGCTTGAGGAGAAGATCGCTGAGCTCAAGGCCTTGGATGCCGATCCCAAGGCTACGGCAGATGCCAAGCGCAAGCTCAATCGTATCGTCAAAGAGCTATTCCGGGATGTGCAGGATGCCCAGGAAAGCCTGGAAAACATCCAGAAGATCGCCAAAGACAAGGTCACCATGAGCGATGCGGAGATCGATGACTTCATCTCCCGTGAGCAGGCTCACCCCGAGCTCAAAGAGATCATGGATAATTTCAATGCCGTGAATCAGAACATGCTCCGGTTCTGGCGTGAGGTTGGCCTGCTTAGCGCCAAGCGGTATGAGAACCTGGCCAGCATCAAGGACTATGTGCCTTGGTATCGGATCATGAACGATGAGGAGGATGTGCACTCACCGCTTCAGGCAACTACCCGGTCGGCCACGAACATTGGCCGGGAGAAGATCTTCAAGTCTGGGAAACCTTCGGTCATCAATGATTTCATCATCGAGGAGAACCAGGACCTGTTTAAGATCCAGCCGGGCCGGATCAACATGGTCAAGCTCAATGGCAAGCGGCTGACGGACAAAGACTTCACCGTGACGCCTCAAGGCGAGGTGCGGCTCACAGTCCCATACAAGCCTGGCGATGTGCTGGTTATCCAGACGCAGCGCGAGATCGAGAACATGATCGACAACATGACCAGGAACGTCATGCGGATGACCATGAACGGCCTGCGCCAGTACGCTGCCCAGAGGATTGTTTCTGAGTACGCTACCCGAGGGGCGGACGGCAAGATCATGACCTTCCCAACAGTTGATCGTGAGCGTGGCCGGTTTGACTTTATCTCCGAGGGCCGTCGTGTGGTGGTAGAGATCCAGGATCCGCTGATTGCTGAAGCTGCTCTTGGCATGGAGACGGTCGGGATGCAGATGTGGAAGCCCCTGGCTGCTGCGGCAAACTTCACCCGCCGGACGATTACTCTCAGCCCCGTGTTCCAGCTCAAACAGGTCTTCAAGGACGCTCCTACGGCAGCGCTAGTGACCGGTGTGAAGAACCCGGCTGCGCTCATTGGTGGGGTCTACAAGGGCTTTATCGATGCTGTGCGGGATTCTGACCCGGCAGCTTCTATCTTGCGGTCTGCTGGTATCGGAGGCTTCTACTCCCCGGCTCGTACCCCAGAGGCGGATGTAAAGCGCCGTATCGGGATCATCAACAACAATACCTTTGACTATGTGATGAAGGGCCTAGACCACTGGGGCGACTCCTCAGATATGGCTCAGCGGATTGCCACCTACAACCGGGTCATGGCAGAGACCGGGGATGAGGCCCTGGCCATGTACCAGGCAGCGAACGTGATCAACTTCCTGCGTCATGGATCTGGCCAGCTCTCTCAGGCTTTGGTCAAGACAGTCCCGTTCTTAAACGCCTACGCTCAGTCTATCGATGTGCTCTATAACGCATTGGTTGGGGGCGGACTGCGGGGTCTGGACCGGAAGAAGGCCCTCCAGCGCCTGGCGTTTACCGGCAGTCTGCTTGCAGGCACCACCCTGCTCTACGCCATGCTGGTTGGTGACGATGACGACTATCTGAAGATGGATGACCAGTCCAAGGTCCGCAGCTACATGATCCCTGGTACGGATGTTGTCCTGCCGATGAACACCTCGGCTGCTTTCTTCTTCAAGGCCATCCCGGAGCTGATTTACAACAAGGTGGTCAATGAGGGTACTGAGAACGAGATGGATGAGCGCCGGCTGCGTCGGGCTATGAAAGAGTCAGCGATAGATATGCTGCTCGGGCCTACGCCTATCCCGTCGGCGGTCAAACCGTTTATCGAGATCAGCCTGGACTACAACTTCTTCACCTCCCGGTCCATCACTCCCCGTGGAATGGAGAACCTGGACGCCTATCAACAGTACGACATGCGTACCTCAGAGGCAGCTAAGCTCCTAAGTGGGCTTACTGGAACCACGGAGAACCGGCTGCTAAACCCGATGGATGCTGACCATCTGATTCGCAGTCTCTTTGGTACGGCTGGAGCGATGGCGGCTTGGTCTAGCAACCTGATTGGCCAGGGGTCTGAGTACCGGCCTGAGATGGGCTTGAAGGACATGCCGATCACCGGCGCGTTCCTGCGGCAAGAGGTGCCCAGAGGCCGTGAGGATCTGTTCTATACCCTGAAGGAGTCCACGGATCGCAAGTACCGGACGCTGAACCGTCTGATCGAGCGGGACAACATGGCCGAGGCTGATGCGTACCTGGAGAAATATCCGAACCTGATCGCCTACTACGACTACACCTCTGAGGTGGACACCAGTCTGAAGGAGATCAACGCAGCCATCCGGTATATCGGGGAGACACAAGACCCGTCGTACACACCGGATCGTAAGCGGGAAGAGATCCGGGAACTCCTAGAGATGAAGAATGACATCCTAGAAGGGGTGGAGATGTTCAGGAAAGAGGCCTACGCAGACTAAAAAAAAGGGACCACACGGGTCCCAACTAAACACAACAAGAAGGAGAGAGCCTTCATTCTACCGGTAGGATCACTACGGTACAAGCTCCTCCTTTCTTGGCCTCCCGCCTAATAACGTGCAGCTCATCGATCTGGCTGTCGTTCTCGTAGCAGCCTGCATGTTCTAGTGCATCGAGCAGGCTTTTTAATACGTTGTCGATGTCCCGCTTGCGATTGTCCGGCGGGAATAGGGCAATGTGCACAGACAGCCTTCCATCTATCGCCTTCACGTCAGCATCTAAGCAGGCCTCAGAGACGGCCATACGGAACTCCTTTCCCTTCTTTCCAATGAACCGGTGCTTGCCGGACTGGCCCCAGTAGTGGTTCACAGAACAGGGATACGGTAGAAAGAGTTGGATCACGGTGCCTCCTATCAACGTATAACAATATAACAGATGAATTGTATTGGACTCATGTGTTGACATCATAAAAAAACAGGTTCAGAATCACCATGTCTACAACGCTAGGAGGTTTAAATGAAACTTACCAACAAACATGGTATCCCGGATACCTTTCTCAACGTACTGAAGCGGCCCACCTACAGCAAGGGGAAGGCCCATCTGTCGGCCACGCAGCTCCTCAACAGCCCCAAGATCGTAGCGCTGACCAAGAAGTTTGAGGACGAGCTGGAGCAGGATGTAAGCGACATGGTTTGGTCGATCTTCGGCAGCGCCATTCACGGCGTTCTGGAGCACGGCAAGGATGACAACCATATCGTCGAGGAGCGGCTTCATGCCACGCTGGACGGGTGGCGTATCTCAGGGGCGGTCGATCTTCAGATCTTGGATGATCAGGGCGGGATTGCCATCCGTGACTACAAGACCACCTCGGCCTGGGCGGTCATGAATGAGAAGGTCGAATGGGAGCAGCAGCTCAACATCTACGCCTGGCTGGTGGAGACGGTCAAGCATGACCACCATGTGAGCAACCTGGGAATCGTGGCCATCATCCGTGACTGGTCCCGCCGGGATGCAGCCAAGAACCCAGATTACCCACAGTCGCCGGTCAAAGAGATCCCCATCAAGCTCTGGCCGTACCAGGACCGGGAGTCCTATATCGCCAACAGGATCGCCCTGCACTCGGCAGCAGACTTTGCTATGGAGACCGGGGAGACATTGCCACCGTGCACACCGGAGGAGATGTGGGAGAAGCCAACAACCTACGCCATCAAGAAGAAGGGTGGTGTCCGGGCTATCAAGGTTTATGAAATCAAGGAGGAGGCTGAGCTTGCGTTAGATCCCAAGACGCAGGAGTTGGAGGTCCGGTTGGGCGGTCGGACCCGTTGTGAAACATTCTGCCCGGTTAACACTTATTGCCAGCAATGGCGTGACTACTTGGAGAGCAAAGATGGAAACAAGGGATGAGCTGTTACTTAAGTTTATGTTGGCGCTGGCGTCAAATTCGCAGATGCTTTTAGAGGCAGAAAATGCTGAATTTACCAGTCAGGATGCGGCGGACATCATTTTCTGTGTGGCCAATTCTTTGGTTGAACGTTATTACAAATCGTTGGGGTGAGCCATGTCAGCGAACCTTTATCAAGTGGGTGGGAGCCACTATGTCGAGCAGGCCATCCAGCCGTGGGACTTCATCGTATCCAATGAGCTTGGGTTTTTAGAGGGAAACATCATCAAGTACGTGGCCCGGTACAAGTCCAAGGATGGGATTGATGATCTTCAAAAAGCAATGCACTACTTAACCAAACTAATCGAGGTAGAAAATGAGCGAAACCGCCAACATGAACGTTTACAAAAAGCTGCAACTCGCAAGGGTCCTGCTGCAAAACACAAAGCTCGTCAAGTCAGGCAAAAATAAGTTTGCCGGCTACGAATACTTTGAGCTGGGTGACTTTCTCCCGGCCATTCAAAACATCTGTGAGGATGTGGGCCTGTGCGGGGTGGTGAGCTACACCGTAGATACAGCCACTCTCACGATCTACAACACTGAGGGCCAGGACAAGATTGAGTTCTGCTCCCCGATGTCCACGGCTGAGTTAAAAGGCTGTCATGCGGTTCAGAACCTGGGTGCGGTTGAGACCTATCTACGCCGGTATCTATGGACCAATGCCTTTGAGATTGTTGAGCACGACGCCCTGGATGCCACGACGGCAGCAGAAGCCAAACCAATCCCCAAGGTAGTCCCCAAGCCAGAGGTCAAGGCTGAAGCTAAACCCGAGGTCAAGGTAGTGCCCAAGATCACGGGGGTAGAAGGTGACTGGCAAATGATCTCTACGACCCCGCCGGAGGGAGACCCATCTGAATGGCTGGCTGTGGTTGGCAAGACCGCTGAGATCGCCCTGGCTGCGGTTGGAAAGGTTGATGATGTCATGGCTATCTACAAGAAGAACAAGAGTCTGTTTGAGGCCGTGAAGGCAACGGACCCGGATTTCTTCAAGGGCCTGATGGATAAATTTACCGAGACCAAGAACAAGTTTCAGGAGGCTGCATGAGCTTTATCCCAAAACCAAACACCGGCACACTGTTTATCAATGAGCGCCGCCAGAGTTCTGACCACCCGGATCTGACCGGCAACATATTTTTGGATCGTGGCCTGCTTACAGAAGTGATGCACAACACCCCGGAGGGGGAGCTGGTGAAGCTCCAGGTAAGCGGCTGGAACAATGATGGCGGCAGGATCGGGATGCGGTTTGGCAAGCCATTTGTGCCCAAGCCAAAGACGCAAGACTTTCCCAGGGAAAAGCAGCCGCTCGATGACGACTCTGAAATTCCTTTCTGATCATGGAGACACTTCAATTTGAGGGGGTCAAGATGGCCCTCAAACAAAACAAGGATGGCTATGTGCTCACCATGAGTGTCCACCCTGATGAGATCCCTGCGGAGCTGCTGCGGGATTTTGTCGGGGCCAGATACCAAGTGGTCATGGTCCGCCTTGGGGACAACGAGATGCCGCTGGATCGCCGTGAGTATGACGGGGATAAATCGGTGCGCCTGGCTGGCGTTCTGTGTCGAGAGAAAGAGTTTTGGGAATACCTGGTAGATAAGAACGAGCTGTTCGATGCCAATGAGTCTGATGCCACCGACTGGCTGCGTGCTCATCTAGGTATTCAATCCCGGTCTGATCTCAAGATCAATGCCGAAGCCAGGGAACGGCTGTCCAAACTGAGTAAGGACTACAACGCATGGAAAAGAAACTAATCCCGTACTCGGTATATCTACCCGTGGAGCACTACAAAAAGCTGCGGGAAGCTGCCCAGGAACGGAAGGCCTCCTCTCTCATTCGGGATGCAATTGAAATGCTTCTGGATGGGGGAGATGTTTTCTCCGCTGGTTACAAGAAGGGTATCCGTGATGCTGCCAAAGTGGTCTATGACTGCCCAGAAGCTCAGCTCGTTGCTGTGAGAGGCCGGGATATTGGGGTCTACCTGTCTGAGCAGATCGAAAAGTTATCGGAGCAGAAATGAACCTGGAATACATCCTCAAGAAGATCGAGCGGCGGTATGACATTCCTCTTCTGATACCCATGTTTGGTGTGAGCATCGAGCTGGGTGTGGCTGAGGGCGGGTTCTCTGAGGCGGTGCTGAACTATGGCCGCGGGGTCTATCACTATGGCGTAGATCGTTACACCGGGGAGCGCAACCATACGGATGATGAGTACCTGACCGCGCTCAAGAGGCTGGACAAGTATCGCAACCGGTTCAGTCTGATTCGTGCTGACTTTTCTGTGGCGAGGAAACTGTTCCCAGACGAATACTTTGACTTCATCTACATCGATGGGTATGCCCACACGGGACAAGAGAACGGGCGGACCCTGGCTGAGTGGTGGCCAAAGGTTAAGCCTGGCGGGTTCCTAGTGGGGGATGACTACTCGGAGCACTGGCCGTTGGTGGTCGAGGTAGCGGACAAGTTCGCAGAGCATACACAAAGAAAGCTCCATGTAATTAAATGCAAACCTGAGCACGACTGGGCCAGTCAAGAGCCTAGCTGGCTGATACAGAAATAGGAGAGAGAAATGACACCGAAAGAAGCGTTCCTGTTTATGACGAAGCACCGAATGGACTTCAAAGAGCTGATGCTCTTGGAGCAACTGAGTAGTTATTCAGATCTTACGTTGACCAATCAGGTGGTGATCGATGCGATGAAGGAGAAGATTAGCAGCCCGGCCACCACGTACAAGTACCTGGCCAGGTTGAAGCGGAAAAATTATGTGAAAGATTTCCGGGTCAAAGATCAGGACGAGCGGTGTCATTACATTTCAATCACGAAGGACGGCAGAGATCTTTTAAAGGCATGGTCATGAAAAAGATCCTGGCGACGTTTCTATTTGTTCCTGCTATGGCCCAGGCTGAGTTCATGTCAGGAAACAACCTTTACAAAGACATGCAAGGGGATGCTTTGGACAACATCCATGCGCTGGGCTACGTGCTTGGCGCGGCGGACTCCGCGATCAATGTCACGGTCTGTCCACCAGAAGGAGTAAAGGCCGGGCAGGTCTACGACATCATCAAGAAGTTCTTGGAGGCGAATCCTGCTATTCGACATTACTCCGCCGACACCATAGTCAGAACACGGCTGGAGGCGTTGTGGCCCTGTAAGCAGCAAGGGAGGGGGCGGGGGACATGATCTCTCTGAAGGACTACGCCAAGAAGAAAAAGATCTCGATGAGGATGGCGAGAGCGCAGCTAGACAAGAAGATCGAAGAGGGTGTGATGGCAAGGAAGCGTGGGCCAGCCAACATGTTTTTGTATTACGACGTGATACCCATGACGGTCAGATGGCATGACCCATTCAACCGGTGCAAGAATGAAGTGGCACGATCCGTTCCGCAGGTGTAAACGCGTGATGCCAAATGGCAGACGGGGCAAGAAGTGGCCCATGATGCCCAGGCAACGATTGATTCTTGAGCATTACAGGGATGGGTTCACCACTGCGCGTATCGCTGAGAAGCTGGGCATAAAAGTCAACACGTTGTACACGCACCTCAAGCGGATCTACTACAAGCTAGAGGTTCACAACATTAAAGATGCGATAGAAAGGGGATTGAGATGAACGAAATTAAAGACGGTGGGCCAGCGTTTCCGACAACGCAATATGTAGGTGGCATTAGCCCGACAGGGCACTCTGGTGGCATGACCCTGCGTGATTACTTTGCGGCGAAGGCTATGCAGGGTTTGATTGCACAAAGCATGGGAACTGCTCTGGGTAGCAATCCCAAGTTGGCTGCTGAGCATGCTTATGCCACCGCCGACGCCATGCTGAAAGCGAGGGAGAAATGAAAACAAAAAGTGGGCGGCTTAAACCCATAATAATCCGCATTATGTCTGAGGCTTACGACCTTGCAGATCGTGATGACAGCGAAGGTTATAACTCAGTGAAGGTCATGTGTAGTGATGTGCTTGCCATGATTGAGACTGAAATTGCAGCCGAGCGTGAGGCGTGTGCGAAGGTGTGTGAAGAAGGAACGGGTGAGCCGTTGTCTTACACGGCGTTAAAGATATGTCTTAAAGAGCGCAACCGAATCGCAAAAGCAATCAGAGCAAGGGGTGATAAATGAGCATCGAGGCAATGAAGCAAGCATTAGAGACCCTGGAAGATGTTTTTGGTAAACATAAAAAAGATGTTGGAGCAATCACCGCACTACGCCAAGCCATAGAGCAGGCAGAGAAGCTAAAGCCTAGTTTGTGGTTTGCTATAGGAAAAGACGGTCGCGTTAAATACACGACGGACAGTGATAGGGCGTTAAAGTGGAAACAGGCTGGGTCATATCGTTTGGTGCGTGATTACTACACCTCACCGGTACACGCCAGCGACATATCGCAAGAACGTGTCGATGAAACAGCAAAAGATCGACATGACTTGACCTGCGTTTGCGGTGCTGTGTGGGTAGGTGAGGAAATGGTTTGTTCCCCACGAAAGCGTGAATGGGTTGGGCTGACTGACAATGAGGCCCGAAAGTTCTATGAGAAGTACACGAACAGGGAAGAACTGATTTACGCCATAGACGAGTTTCTTGAGGAGAAGAACGGTGGCTAAAGGACTATTCGATGATGTACCCATGCTGAACAAAGAGCGTGACCAAGCGTGGGAGAAGTTCATCAAGCGCAAAGATGTTAAGGCGATGATGAAAGGTAAGGAGGACTTCAAGTTTCCGCTGGATGGTTCATACGAACTGTGGTGTATAGCCTGGGCCAAAGCGTGGGATGCGGGGTTTCAGTCAGGGTGTGATAGTGAATTAAATGTTTTTTCAAAAGTTTTGTATGAAAACCCCGATTTTGTTTTTGTAAACGAAGACAAGGTGCCCTGGATAAAAATTGATGAGGTGGCAGGATTATCTTTAGTGGCGCGTTGGATACGCAATGAATACATACACACGGAGAAGTCCAATGCAGATCAAAAGTGATGTGCCCATAAGAATCGCTGACTCGCACAATCTTTACAGTCTCGACTACTTTGCACCCAATGGAATTACGTCTAAGAAAAAAGAGTGGATACGCGATCATCACCTTTTGATTGGGACAACTACTATGGGGGAAAGAATAATGACGCCGGTATACATTGGCACAGACCCCGGCAAAAAGACTTTCCTTATGGATGTCATCACCGGCTCCCTTTACGACATAAAAACTAAAAGATGTCTTTCTTCTTCTAGTCTGAAATTGATAGACGTCACAGAAAGAGAAGGGCTTGAAAAGGTTTTAATGAAATTCAAGAGTGAGGAATGAGGAGAAAATCATATGAACGTTTTATTTACGGCAAGAAAAAAATGTAGACCAAGGCGGCGTCGTGGGATTACACGCAGAAGGCTGCTTGAATTAATTCTTCCAGGTTTAAACGCTTTGTTTGGTCTTGAGTATGCGAAATATGGTGAGGAGCATCAGAGACTTTTTAAGGAGGAATGTGATGCAAACAACACTTGAACAAAGAGTACAGAACGGGTCGTACTGGTTGGGTGCTGCGCTCGGGGCCATGATGATGCTGCTGGTTGTCCTGGTACTTGACCGACTGACAGCCTCCCCAGATCCGAGCTCTGTCCGTATGCCGCAGGATGTGGTCGAGGCATACCGAATGGGGATCAAGGACGCCATGAAGACCAACCCCCCGAGTTTGGAGTTAGAGCAGGTCTGCATGAATATGTGGGCCGAACGTCAACCTGTGAAGGAGTAGTCATGGACGAGGAAAAGTTAGCGGAGCTGCAAAAAGAGTGGGACCGTTTTCTTGTTTCTTCTTTCTATGAATACCCATACGCCAAGATAGTGATGACGGCAGCAATTTTTCGTAAAGATCACCAAGGCCTTTCGCTGGAAGATTTCAACCGTTTGAAAAGAGTGCCCAAGAACATGCACCACTTTCATGTGACTGTTCAGCGGTACGTTTGTGCGTTCCTGCCAAAGATTGCGGCCACACTATGGAAGTACAACATAGACTATTTGGACAAGCTGGCCGAGGCCGTAACAAAATTAAACAGTGATTGCCGTGAAAAACCGGTCGATGAATTTACCCAGAGTCAAGAAGTTTTAGAGCTTCGTAAGTCCCTGCACAACAGCAAAGTAGCAACACTGAAGCGAGTTTCTTTGAGAAAACGAAAAGAAATCCACGGTCGTAATAACCAATGGCATGTAACCAAGTAAGGAGTAGCTATGAATGATCCAGCTTTACCCGTTGTAAACATCAAGCACCACGCCGCCAGGCTCCAGGAGATCTGTGCTCATGCCAGGATTAGCCGGGCCGAGCTCGATGAGATCTCCATGATCAGCCGCAGCATCGTCCAAGAGTCCAGCCGGATTGTCATCTGGGCAGAAACCGCCCTCGACCCAAACGAATAGGAGAACACATGGAAATCACCCCTGCCACCGGATCGTACTTTGCCGAAGACACGATCAAGCTAACACCCACAAACCAAGACCCGCCGTTCTCAATCTATGGCCTGCTGAAAGACCACAAAGATGATGTGATGAAGAAAGCCCTCACGGCGCTTCTTCTTTGGGAGGAGATGGTTCCCAAGACCGCTGCCAGGCAGATTCGGGAAGAGGCCATCGAGGCGCTTCAGAAATACGTCTGATGCACAGTAAGAACCTATCTGCTAGGGACCGGGAGCATCTGTTCTCGGTCAAGTCTTTGCCGTGTGGTGTGTGTGGTGCAGCCGGGCCGAGTGATGCCCACCACATCGAGCAGGGCCTGCACTATTTGTGTATTCCTCTGTGCAAGGACTGCCACCAGGGGTCTCATAACGGGATTCATGGCCGGCGGCATATCTGGAGTGCCATGAAGAAGACGGAGTGGTCTGTGCTGAATGAAACGGTCGAGAAACTGATGGACCAGAGGATCATTGGTTGACACTGTATGAGCATTAACATATATTCAGTCCGCCAAGACTCCCCTCTTGGCGTCCAAAATCCTCCTAGCAGAGTTCATTGGACAGCTCCTCACCGGGTAACCGGGTGCCCCAGGCCTAGACAATCTGGGGCATTTTTTTTATCCTGTGTACGGGGCCAGGTGGTCGGCGCGGCGACCCTAAATAGCCCGTACTCCTTTGGCTAAAGGTGCAAATGAAATCCTGGCCCCACTCCCGACTGGTAAAATTTACCACTTTGGAACTTTTCCCAAGTTCTGCTATCCTACGGTTGTCGGAATTGACACTCCGGCATTGGCGCGAACAGTGTAGTACCCAGAACCTCTTAGTGAGGGCTTGTAGTCATCGTTTGGTTCGCGCCCGATGCTGGCCTGTCAAGCCCAAGTCCTCACTAAGGGGTTTTTTTATTGGGCAATCCGACCGTGGAGCGACGATACAGACGGTTGGGGTCAGCCACCTTACATGGCCCGGTGCTAATGTCCGAGCACTCAAATGAAACAGGGTGCGCCCAACTTTAGGGAGCCGGCGCGTGTTGGCCTCAATCCGGGGACCAACGAAAACAGGCTTATGACGAAGTGCCGAGTGAGGGTTGACCGCCCTTGGTTGCTGGTTGGACCGGAAAAGGTGCCTGATAGTCGAACGGATTGCCCCTGGCAGCGGTGGGATCAACCTTGATCTGGCCGATTGACTCTCCCCCTCCTCCTGGGGTGGGCACAGTCAACGGCTCCCTCTATGGAGAAGGAGAAACGGTGGTAGAACTGAGCGAACTAGAAGAAAAGGCCTGGAAGTACCTGGTGGAGCACAAAACTCCGGTGACAGCCAAGACCCTGGCCAAGCGGTGGATCAGAAGTGAGAGTAATGTACGGGGAGCGCTTCACAGGCTGGAAGAAAATGGCCTGGCAGATGTGATAAAAATAGGTTCCACCAAGTATTACAAGTTCAAAGACTAGCTAGGAGATCAGATGAACAAGCAGAACATCCCCGCTCGGGGAGAGATGATAGACCTTTCAGAAATCACTACGGACGGCGAGACCCAGGCCCGTCTGAAGATCAACCAAGAAACAGTTAATCACTACGCCGGCCTGCTCTCAGATGGGGTCGAGTTCGATGCGGTGGTGGTTTTCTCCGACGGCAAGAAGAAGTATTTGGCCGACGGTTTCCACAGATATTTTGCCCACCGACAGAATGGCCTGCTTCAGATCGAGGCGGTGACCATCAAAGGGTCGCTGCGGGATGCCCAATGGTTCGCGTTTGGATCAAATGTCCACGGTCTGCCATTTACCAAAGAAGAACGACACGCCAACATCCGACGATGCCTGCTCGATGCCGAGTGGGGCAAGCTCTCCGACCGGGAACTTGCAGCTCATTTGAACACCTCCCGCAGCCAGGTGCTCCGCGTCCGTCAAGCGATGGAAGGTGAGGGCAAGCTGGAGAAGACCAAGATGGTCCGGGTCAGCGATGACAAGGGCAGGAAGTTTGAAAAGGTCAAAGACGATTCCAAGAAGCCCGAGGTTGAACCTACGCCAGAACCCACACCGAATCTGGTAGAGGAAATGGGGGCGGTCAAAACCATTCCCATCGACGAGAAGGAGCTGGAGCTTCAGCAGGCAGCAGACACGATCAATCAGCTTGAGGAAGAGAACAAACGGCTGCGGGACGCGATTGCCCTGGGCCAATGGGACGCCTCAGAGATCGAGAAGATAGATGTGCAGGAGACCCTGGCCGAGCTGCGGCAACAGGTCAAACTTCTGGAGATGGAGACAAAGACCCTTCGGAACAGCCGGGATATGTATCAGATGAGAAACGCGGAGCTGGTGGCTATGGTCAAGAGTTTGCAGGCCAAAGTCAAAAAATTATCAGCCTGAAGTAACCCAAGCCAGGGGGGTTCCCTGGCAGCACAGGAGCGTCTATGGAACTAGAGTTGCGCGAGCATCAATTGAAGGTTATTGATGATCTCAGAGAGGGGTTTAAGGCAGGACACAGGGCGCAGTTGTTGTACGCGCCAACGGGATTCGGTAAGACAGAGGTGGCCATCTATCTCATGAAGGCCACGGCAGAGAAGTACAACAGGGCGGCAATCGTTCTGGACCGGCTGGTGCTTGTAGACCAGACCAGTATGCGACTTACCAAGTACGGCCTCAGACACGGGGTCTACCAGGCAGACCATATCAAGTATGACCCGATGGAGCGGCTGCAAGTCTGCTCCGCGCAGACAATGGAGAGCCGCAAGGACTTTCCCAAGACCAATCTGCTTATTGTGGATGAGTGCCACATAGCCAGGCGGCAGACCACAGACCTTATCAAATCAAACCCGGACATGAAGGTCATTGGATTGACCGCTACGCCGTTTACCAAGGGCCTGGGTGACATCTACTCCAATGTGGTCTGCGGGGCCACCACGGGCCGTCTGGTGAGCAGGGAGTGGCTTACCCCGCTGCGGGTCTATGTGGCTAAGGAAATCGACATGACCGGGGCCAAGAAGGTAGGCGGGGAGTGGAGCCAGGATGAGGTGACCGAGCGAGGAATGAAGCTAACCGGGGACATTGTTGCCGAGTGGGAGAAGAAAACCCACGAGATATTCGGCCGGCCCCGCAAGACGATTGTGTTCTGTGCTGGTGTCAAACACGGTGAAGATCTGGTCGAGCAGTTTGCTTTGAAGGGATACAACTTCGTCAGCATCAGCTACAAGGATTCGGACGAGCTCAAGCGCGAGGCCATCGAGGACTTCTTCAATCCAGAAACTGAGATACATGGACTGATTGCCACGGACATACTAACTCGCGGTTTTGATGTGCCGGATGTGGTGATCGGTGTATCTGCCAGGCCGTTTTCCAAGTCTCTCAGCTCGCACATTCAGCAGATGGGGCGGGTCATGCGGCCGTACCCCGGCAAAGAGTTTGGCCTGTGGCTAGATCACTCCGGCAATTTCCTGCGGTTCAGAGAGGACTGGGACGAGGTATACGACGAGGGTGTGAAGCAGCTCGATCAGAAGGTGGAGAAGGCAAAGCGGGAACCTACCGATAAGGAGAAGAAGGAAAGCAAGTGTCCGGCCTGTGGTTACCTGTGGCCCAGAAGCGCGATGAGCTGCCCTGCCTGTGGTCATGTACGCCGGACCATGAACCAGATTGAGACCGTTCCTGGGATGCTGGAGGAGTTATCACGCGGGGCCAGGGTCATACGGGATGACAAGCAGCGGTTCTATTCCGAACTTTTGTATGTAGCGTTGAGCAGAAATTACAACCCGAACTGGGCGAGCCACCAGTACCGGCAGAAGTTTGGAGTGTGGCCGAAGGGTCTAACCGATAAGCCAGAGCTGCCGACGCCGGATACATTGAAGTGGATAAAGTCCCGGCAAATAGCCTGGGCAAAGAGTAGGGGGAGATAGTGGAATTTGAGAACTTCGCCAGAGCACACGGCCTGATTATCCAGACCGCGCAGCTCAACAAATGGGTAGCAACACCGACTGAAGATCACCCGCAGAAGCGCAACGGCCGGTACAAATACCTTGGAGATGTGGGCTGGGTGCAGAACTGGGCGACGATGGAGCGGCCCGAAATGTGGCGGCGGTCTGGAGTAAATGCGTCGGGACCTGATTACCGCCACCTGCTGAAACAGGCCGAGCGGGAGCGCATGGAGCTTGCGAAGAAGGCTGCGGATAAGGCCGGCTGGATCATGCACCAGACCAAGCTGGAGACCCACCCGTACATGGCCAAGAAGGGGTTTCCAAACGAGCTGGTCCCGGTCTGGGAGACAGAAGGAAAGAGGCTGCTAGTCATCCCGATGCGGGTGGCCGGCAACCTTGTTGGGGCGCAGCTCATCAATGAGGATGGGGAAAAGAAGTTCCTCAAAGGTCAGCGAACCAAGGGGGCAGCGTTCTGCGTGGATGCAAAGGGCCTTCCGATTTTTGTGGAAGGGTTCGCTACCGGCCTCTCGGTCCGCATCGTCATGAAAACAATAAAGCTCCGCTACTCTATTTATGTCTGCTTTTCGGCAGGGAATCTGAAGGAAGTAGCGGACCGCTTCACCAACGGGATCGTGATTGCAGATAACGATGTTAGTGGCACGGGGCGGAAGGCCGCTGAAGAAACAGGCAAGCCATATTGGTTGCCTCCCACAACTGGGCAAGACTTCAACGACTATTGGGTCCAAGTGGGGACCTTCCGAGCTGGTCAAAGTATTAAGAGCGCTTTGAGTGCCGAGCTCTCATCAGCCGTAGAAACTTGGCCTCGATCTGCCGGACCCGTTCGCGGGTGACGCCGAAGGAATCCCCGGCCTGCTTGAGTAAAAACCCCTGGGACCTCGCCTGCAAAATTCCCCAATACTTCTCGCGTGTCTCAGGCGTGCTCGTTGCGTACATCGCGTCGAACTCCTCTCGGGTAGGCCAATCGATAAAAAGCCAGGGGGTTTCCCCCCCGGCTGGAATCGGTACGCGACCGGCAGCTAGTCTCAGGTTCATAGCGGGGCCTCAAAGAAAATCATCACGGCCCAGAGAAACACCCAGAGGCCGGCCAACATTGCCAGACTGACCCCCAGGTTAAACCAGAATTCGCCCCACGACTCCGCGAAGAATAGATCTTTAATCCAACCCATAATTACACCCCTAGAATGTTTAAGTAGATGACCCCGGCCACCACGGCCAGGACCACAAAATAAAAAATCACGACTAGCTGCATAAAACCTCCGGTTCAACCCCGGCAATCCGGGCGTGTGGGTAATCGACCTTGGGGGGCCGGCCTGTGCTCTTAAACTGTGTTCGGATCTGGTCATCAATGATTACCCGCCCGACCTTCTCGGCCAGATCAAGCCGCTGCAAAAAAGCCAGGTCCCGATATATATGGTTTATGTCACGACCTTGCAGGGCTGCGACCTCGGCAGCGGTGCGGGGCTTGTTCAAGATGTTGAGTAGATCGTGCATCCTGGGGGGCAGGTGCTCCTCGATGACTTTCACCCGGTATCCGATGATCATGGCCGGCCCTCCATAGCTAGGTTATGACGATAGGCCGCGACACGGGCTGCAAACTGTGCTGGGTCCACCTCGATGGCCTCGATGGTTTCCTCGTCAATGTTGCGCCAGATGCCTTGCATCAGGCCGACGCACATATAAACACCATAGGCATCGGTTGGAAATGGTTGGTCTAGGTGTCGAGCCCAGGCCTGGGCCGTGTCCTCGTAGTTCTCGGCGGGGTCTACTATTCTCATTGCTGGCCCTCCTCGATGGTGTTTAAGTGAACCCATTCCCCGCGTTCGCCGTTCCAGGCCTCGTCGTGGAGCTTTACCCGCATAAAATCCGCAGCCTTGAGAGCTTCCGCAAGGGTCTTTTTGTTGTTACAAACGGGCATACCTTGGACGATCACCGTGTAATCGCCTTGGCCCATGCTGATATATCCGCTGGTGGTTTTCATTTCGTCACCTCGTATCAATTTCATAAATGCCAAAGGTCAAAACTCCACCATACGAATGACAGATCGTCTCTATTGCAAAGTGCACTAAGGTCGCGCCGAAGGGCTCACCTTCGGCAAGATCTACGGGAGTTAAACCAATCAAACCAGCGTCCACTGGATAAGAATTACCGTATTGGTCGTTATAAAGGCCGTCTCCGTATTCGGTGCTGAATCCCAAGACAGAATAGTTTTTGCCATCGCCGGCCTGAACTACGCCAATCGGATACTCAAAGAATTTACAACTGTTGAGTAAATCCATCCAAAGGTCGCTCGGGACCGCGTAGCAGGGGTCACATAGCCAATACTTACCAGCCGGGACCGTTATTTCGTAAGTCGAGTTTGTGATTCTCATGGTTTTCATTTCGTCACCTCGGCCCGGTAAGATGGCAGCGACCGCACAAACGAATCGCCGTTATGGTGGACCTCAAATACCTTAAACTCGCGGCCCATTGCCCCCATTGCGCGGGTAAACCTCAGAAGGTCGGAATCTTCCTCAAGAAAAACATCATCAAGCCGCTGCCGGCTGCACTCGGAAATATCCTCGGCGATGCCCAGATCATGCAGCAGGGACCTTGGGACCTGTAACCAGCCGTGGCCGGGGTCTTGGTAATAGGTGAATGTTTGCATTTTGAAGTTTCCCCTTAAATGGATAATTGATGGTGCAGCTCTGGTGATTCCCACCGGTCGTGAATCGCCACCGCGCCGTAGTGATTGGACCCTGTCAGCTCCCGCACGGCCTGGGAAAATCGAGAGTCGGAGCAATAGGCGAAATTCCCGCCGGCCATTGGACCGATTCCGTCCCTACCTTGAACCGGAATCAGGACCGCGTGCCCCTTTCCTCCTGGGCCTTGCACCAGCTCAAACGCTGGCCGGTCCGGGCCTGGGCGGAATGGGCCGGGAATATTGACGATGCAAATGGCACGGGCCGCAGCCGACGCGCCGCCGTTGGTACAGTCGCCCAAATCCGAGCGATAAACAAAAACAGATAAACCCATGAGTAAATTCTCCTAGCAGAGAGACGCGAAACCCGCGCCCCCTAGCCCCCCATGAGGGGCTAGAGGTCGAGGGCTTAGGCCGTGACGGGCTCTATCTGGGTGATTGCGTCCCGGTATGCTTGGGCCTCCCTCTCCAGGCGTCCGGCGCGTGATGCTAGGGCCTTTCGGTAGTGGGCGGCAATGTCGAACCCCTCGAACCAGTCACGGTAGAGTGCTCGGGCTTTATCGCTGGTTTTGACCATGTCGGCCAGATCTGGCCGGTAGACTACCTCCCCGAAAATATCAAAGACCACGGGCCGGAATCCGCGCCCGTTGTTGTCCGGGTCGGTCGCGCTGCTCTCTACAATCCAAAACAAAAGGCCCTCGGCGTCGCAATGTGCTCCGATAACACGGGCATGGAAAAATTTAAGGGTTGATTCGTCGACATAATGCGTGCGGCCGGTCAATTGGTCTTGCGCGTAATGTACGGGCTGGTTAAAAAACCGGGATTCGTACAGGCGAGCCCCGCTGGTGGTGCGGCTGATGTTGCGAATAATGGTGGCGAGTGTTTCGGTGTTCATTTGTTTAATGCTCCTATTGTTGGTCGGTGCGGCCAATCCAGCCGGCCCCGATGACTGCGGGAAAGTATTCGACGAAATAGCCGCGCTCGCTCATGGCCCGGACATGCACGCGGCCGGTCGATGCGGGTTTGTGTGGTTCGGCCCAGCCGGTGACGGTATAGGGCCGGTTGCGAATGTGGACAATATCGCCCACGGCGACGGGCTGGCCGGTGTGCTCGTAGATGAGGGTTGGCATGGTCTAAGCTCCTGGTAAGGCGGCAGCAGTCAGGTTTTCGGCGCAGGGCTGGCAGTAATACGCCCGATATGCGGGGCCGTCGAGGTCGCATACAACGCGAGCAAGGGGAAAAATACGATTGCAGGCGTAGCAGTACACTCTCGCGTCGTTGTGGGGCTGGTCTGATAGGTGTTGGAATAGGCGCATGGTCTAAGCTCCTAGCCTGACGCCGGCGGCTCTCATGGCCCAGGCCCAATACTTAGCGCAGCGGTCCGGGTTATCGCGCGAGTAATGGATACTCTCGCTGGTCCATTCCCCGGTCCGATAATCCTGCTCGGCCTCGGTGGTGAACCAGACCCAGGGCGAGGGATTCGCGGGGCTTTGCGAAGCGTGCGGGTGGGATTTGATAAGGTCCACCAGCTCGCGGAAAGTGACTGGTTCGTTAATAGCGCGAAATCCGGTTTCTTTTGCTTCGCCGGCCTCGGCGCTCTCGTCGTCGATGGTTTCGAAGGTGCGGTCAATTAATAGCATGGTCTTATTCTCCTGTGGCTTTGTTAATGGCGGATTCGGCGGCGGCGCGGGCGTCGTCGTCAAGTGCAGTCCAGTTTTCCGCGTTGCTGAATGCGCGGTGACAGGCGTGCATTGCTTTCAATGCGGCCAGTAAGTCAGGCGCGGCGGCGATAAGGCGGGCATCCGATTCGTTCCATGTTATGGCGGTGGTTTTGTTTGTGCGGGGATTGCATACCCGCAAGCATTCTTTCAAGCTGGTGTCGGCGTGTAGGTTTGCGTTCGGGCCAAAAATCCAGGGGCCGTCAGTGTGGTTCATGTAAGCAGCTCCAAAAAAAGCCCAGGGGGTGAACCCTGGGCGGTTGGTTAGACGGACACTTTGCCCCAGCCAGCCGGTGCGGTGCTATAGCCGTGAGCAGCGAGAAAATTCCGGGCGTCGTTGTCCCATTCCATTGGTAGGTTTGATTCGATCTCAAACGCGGCCTCGGCCTGGGCCTCGTCGTCGTCGTTATAGATCACGGCCACTTCGTAGTACGAACCGAAATCATGCGGGTTGCTGCGGGTCTTAAAGTAGCAGCCGGCCTCGATGGCCTGGGGAAAGGTGCGCTCTAATTGGCCGATAAAGGCGCGGCATTCCAGGCGTGCGCGGGTTGAATAGTCGGCTTGGCCGACCATAGCGCAGGGCTCATCAACGGGTGCAGAGGAAAGCTCTAGATATTCTTTCATTTGATCACCTCATAAAGGATGGAAGTTTTAATATCGGCCTGAAAAAACCAGGGAGACCCTTCGAAAAAATGAGGCGTGGGCTCACCTCCAACCCATTGGGCCGATGCTTCAGCGACGGACACGGGGCCGTGTAGGGGAATCTTTTTTCCGTTGGCCGGTTGCCACAGGTGGTGGGCCATCGAGGGTTTGGCATCTTCGACAATCCGGAAGATTGCACCGAACCGATCGCGGATAAGATCGCCGGCCTTGAACTGGTGTATTCGTTTCATTGGTAGATCTCCTAGCAGTTAGTGAAAGGGGCTAGACATGCCCCGGGGGAATTATGGCCCCTCTTGCCTTGACTGGTCAAGTACCAATTGGTTCACCTGAACCAGTAGAAATTTCGCGGGGATTGTCCGAGCTGCAGCGGCCGGGTATGATTCAACCGGAATTAAACGCGGGGGATACCATGAAGCTGAGCAGAAAACAGATCACCGAAGCATTGCAAACAGTACCAATAGAACATGTCCTATTCGGGGCCGTAGAGAGTAAGGAAACAAAGCTCACCCCGAAACAAAGGGAGTTTGCCCGGCAGCTCGCCCTGGGAGAGAGTAAGGCCGGAGCATATCGCAAGAGCCGAACCAGCAAGGCCAAGCCCGAGACCCAGAGCAAAAGAGGGCAAGAGCTGGCAAAGCTCGGGGCGGTCCAGGCCCAGGCTGAGGCCTTCAGGGCTGCTTATGAGGCGGCGAAATACACCACACCCGCTCACCTTCGCTCTCTGGCTATCCACCAGCTCACTATGCACGCTCTCAATGAGGACTGTCCACCGGCACAGAGGATCAAGGCCCTGGAACTCATCGGCAAGATGACCGAGGTAGCGCTATTTACTGAGCGGCGCGAGGTGGTACAGGTTACCGACGCGGCCCAGATCAAGGCCCGGCTGATGGATACCCTGCGGCAGGCGGTCCAGGCCCAGGCTATTGATGTGGACACGGACGCCGAGAGCTTACTAGCGGAGCTGGACCCAGGCGCTGCGGTGACCGACGGCCACGAGGCCGGCCATGAGCACGGCCCAGGCGCTGCGGGTGATGCATACATGTTAGCGTCGGACGATGGGGGGGCTGATTTTCAGGCTGCGGAGCCGGAGGCCGCCCCCACCCCCCCGCGCACAGACGAAAGTTTGGTCCCCCCCCCTGCTTAGTATTTCACACA